CCGCACCCTAAACAGGTCGAGTTCATCCGTCTACCCTTCTCGATTTTCGAGGCTCTCTATGGGGGTGCAGCAGGAGGAGGCAAGTCCGAGCTTCTCCTAATGCTCCCCATACTTTACGGATTTCACGAGAAAAGTGGGTTCCACGGTGCGCTCTTTCGTCAGACCTTCCCACAACTTGAAGAGAGCCTTATCCCTCGTTCGCATGGATTTTATAAACCTCTTGGAGCGTCTTACAACGATACCAAGCACGTCTGGACTTTCCCCTCGGGAGCTAAGATTCGACTCTCTTATTTGGAAACTGAGAGAGACGCGCGTGAACATGATACGGCTGAATATCATTACGTCGGATTCGACGAACTCACTGCTTTCCTCGAATTTGTTTATAAGTATCTCACATCCCGAGTTCGTTCTACACTTGACGGAGTTCCTGCACTCATTAGAGCAGCATCGAATCCTGGAAACATCGGTCACGTTTGGGTCAGAACAAGATTTGTTGCTCCGGCGCCTGAAGGAGGAGCAAAGCTCTACGATGCCTACACGCAATCATACCGTTTTTTCGTTAGAGCAAAGCTCACGGACAATCCCTACCTCATGGAGAAGGACCCGGGTTACATCAACCGGCTCCGAATCCTCCCAGAGGCAGAGCAGCGCGCGAAGATAGATGGCGACTGGTGGGTTTTTTCCGGACAAGTTTTCAATGAATGGCGAGACCCATACGTTGGATCACCATTTCAAGGGGAGCCAACGACTGCGTGTCATGTTATTCCAGATTTCGAGCCGCCATATTGGTGGCCACGAGTTATCGCAGCTGATTGGGGCTATACGGCTAAGACATGGGTCGGCTGGGGAGCGGTGGCACCGGATGGCAGGCTCTTTCTTTATCGCGAATACGTTAGGGAGAAAACTTCTATCGAGGAGTGGGGGTCAGACGTTCGAAGAATTTCTCAGTTTGAATTAGACAATCTGGGAGCAGCCACCCTCGATCCTTCAGCTTGGGGAAAACGTGGAGAGGCTAAGACCCTTCAGCAGCAGATTACGGAGGCCACAGGAATTTCCTGGGAGCAAGCAGATAATGATCGATTGGGTGGAAAGCTCCTCATGCACGAGATGCTTCGCTGGAAGCCTCGGCCACCTAAATACACGCCTGCTGAGGGATTCAGGGAAGAAACCGCGCAGCGAATCCTGCGAATGCAAGGTCCAGACGTATATTCGGAATACGTCAAGATGTTCGAGCCTGACCCTCCGGAGTTAAATCTGCCGAAGTTGCAAGTTTGTCGTTCTTGCAGTCATTTTAGGGAAGCGATTCCCTCTTGCATTTATGAGCAAAAAGATGGAAAGAATGCCGAGGACGTTCAGGAATTCGACGGTGATGACCCTTATGATGGTGGTCGTTATCTTATCAAGGCTTATTCTCGATATATTCGAGAGTCTAAAACCAAGCATGAGAAACAGACCGCCCTGGGAGAAATCATTCAGAAACTCACGGAGACGAATGATTACAACCAGTTCCACCGGCAAATGCACGTTTTCGAGCACAAATATCTTCGGAAAAGCAGGTCCATCCACCGAACGCGCGCAAGGTCAGTAGGACACAGATTTAGGGCTTAATTATGGACACACCAATGGGAATCGGCGGCGCTCCTGATGCTCCGATGGGTCAACCTGCTCGCCCAAAGAAGCTCCGTGGGCCGAGAGAGTCGCTTGGAGGTCCTCCTCCGATGGGTGGAGGGATGCCTCAGAGGATGGGACCTCCCAGAGGAATGCCTCCCCAAGCTCAGGGACCAATGCAGAGACCCCAGATGCCTCCCCAGGCAATGATGGCTCAGCGAAACGCTCAGATGCAGAGAATGCAGCAAATGCAGGCTCCGCAAGGTCTCCCACCGGGTCAAGCTCCTCCGGGTGTGCAGATGCCGCAGGGTCCTCCTCCCCCGATGCAACCAATGCCGATGGGGACGAACCTGGAAGGGCCTCCCATGCAGCCTGACCCCATGCAGATGCAGAAAATCATGCAAATGAAGGCCATGCAGGAGGGTCAGGGCGGAATGCAAGATCCTCGTGCGCGTATGATGGCCTATCGTCAAGCCATGATGGGTCAACAGGGCATGATGTGATGTGGCCGTGGAGTAAATTTGCTCGGTTGGAGGCCCAAATTGTTCGCCTGAAGAACGATTTACGGTCTGCCGAGATGACATACACGGGCTACATGGCTCAAAACATGAAATTAGAGGACAGAGTTCGAGCTTTGGAGGCAGATGAGCGGGAGATTCGTCTCAACCTATTGCGCCGATCCGGTGTCCTCCCCTCCGAGGCCCATATCGACGCCAAAGAGCGTGAATTTAAGCCCGTAAAGAAGACTGTGATTCCTTGGTCACAGCAAGCTGCCCGATTAGAAGCGGATTCCAAGGAAAGATACTGGAAAAAGCAGATAGAATTGAGGGAACGGCCTCAGGAGGCTCGAAAAGGCGCATTAAATAATCCCGATGAGCCTGTTTCTGCTCAAGCAGATTACGATAGGGATTTGATGGAACTAGAAGATGCTTCCTCCAGCTGAGTCAGAACTCCTCGACGAATCGCTCCTCCCTCAAGAGGATATGGGTGGTCCCATCGTCCAGGGTGACTTGGAGCCGCAGGATGAAGCTCTGGCTCTCACTCCCGAGGCACCGCCTGAAGAACCGGAAGAAAAGGAGCACTTCTGTGACTCCGATATTGCAAAAAATCTCGCTCGCATCATCGACCACCTTGAGCAGCACGACCGCTTCGCGCGTGAGCGTCTTATTAAGAAGTGGCGGAAACAGCTCTGTTATTGGGATAATATCCAATACATCTGGTGGTCAGACTTTGCTCTCGATTGGCGCACTCCGGACCAAATCAAAGAAGAAGATCCGCAGAGCGATATTGACCCAGCTCTCTATGCTAAGATTATCAACATCTACAGAGCTTACGGAGAGGTTATTATCGCTGCGATGAGTTCGGCTCTGCCGACTGTTCCCTTCGTGCCTGACGACGCCGAGAATCCTGACGACATTCAGACGGCGAAGGCGTATACGAAGATAGGAATGCTCGTTCAGAAGCATAACTACGCCGAGCTTTTGTTCATGAAGGCTCTTTTCATTCTGTATAATCAAGGAGTCATCTTTGGTTACAATGAAAATCGAGCCTCTGAGAAGTTTGGCGTCTACGAGAAGCCAATCGTTCAGAATCATGCCGTAGTTACTCGCGAATACTACTGTGCGAACTGCGGCTACGCTCTCGGTTCGGAGGAAATTTCTGCCTCCCCCATTCCTCAGTCCCCGGAGGAGGCTGGGTCCGAAGAACCGAGTCCTATGGACCTCCCGTCGCCCACTGGTCCGGTTGACGAGCCTCCGGTGGCTCAGAGCTTGCCACCTATGGCGGATCAAGCCATGGGAACTCAGGCTTGCCCGCAGTGTGGCTACGATAATATGCCTGAATCCGATGATTTTGAGGAAATGGTCCCCAGAATCGCCGGATACGCCAAAACTCCGAAGAATAGGGAATGTCTTGAAGTCTACGGACCTCTAAATGTCAAAGTTGCTCCCTGGGCGACGAAAAAAGAGGATTTACCGTATCTTATTCTCGAAACTGAAGAACATTACGCCAAACTTCAAGACATTTACCCCGATATTGCGGAGCGTATTCAACCTCTGATAGACATGGAGAGCATGGATCGGGCAATGCGAACGTCTGTAGCCCTCAAAGGCGACGTTTCGACCGACCTTTGCACCTGTCGGAGAGTATGGTTGCAACCGTGGTCCTACAATGTCCTGGGTATGGCTGGTCACAAGGACGAGATAGAGGAACTTCGCTCCCTCTACCCGAATGGCGTTTACTGCGTCGTAATCAACAAGGACCTCGTCGTCGAGGGCATTCCCGACGTCATGGAGGACCATTGGACGATTACGGAGCATCCTCTCTCCGAAAATCTTCATGCCGAATCCGTCGGCTCCTCCGTAATGCCGATTCAGGACATGACGAATGAAGGATGGAACCTCACTCTTGAAGGTATTGAGTTTGGCATACCTGAACTCTATGCCGACCCTGATGTGCTCGATTTTGATGCATACGGGAAGTCGGAAGCGCGCCCTGGTCAAGTTTCCCCAGCTAAGGCCCCCGCTGGACGCTCCCTTGGTGAAGGATTTTTTGAAGCTAAGACATCATCTATCTCCCAAGAAATCGACAAGTTCCTCAATCGCCTTGAAAGAGTCGGTCAGTTCATCTCCGGAGCCTTACCTACGGTTATTGGCGGCTCAATTACGGGAGGATCAGGAACCGCCAAAGAATACGAAATGAGCCGAGCGCAGGCTCTCCAGAGACTCCAGATTACTTGGAAAATCGTCAAGATCTGGTGGGCGCGGATGCTCTCGAAGGCAGTTCGGAGCTACGCGATCAACATGCTGGAGGACGAGAAATACGTAGAAAAGCGCGGCTCTACCTATGTGAACGTCTGGATTCGCCACATCCACATGACCGGCTCGGTGGGTGAGGTTGAGCCTGACGTCAACGAAAGCTTCCCGATCTCCTGGGCGCAGAAAAGGGATATGATTCTCCAGCTATTCCAGGGTGGTAACGAGGATGTGATGAACGTCCTCCGACACCCCGAGAATGCAGGACTCATCGCCCTAATCATTGGAGTTCCTGAACTCTACATCCCTGGCGATGACGACAGGAATAAACAGCTCGTAGAGATCGGGGAGCTTATTCTTTCTGAGCCGACCCAGACAATGCCTCCCATGCCTCCTCAAGCACCTCCTCAGGAAGGTATGGGACCGGTTGGGCCTCCTGCTCCTCCTCAGGCTGCGCCTTCGGCTGAAGAAGGTATGGGGATGCCGATGATGACCTCCTCGGTCCCGATAGATGAAAGTCTCGATAACCACGAGATCGAGATGATTACGTGTCAGGCATGGCTGAAATCTGAGATTGGCCTGCAATACAAGAAAGAGAATCCTGGCGCGTATATGAATGTCCTCCTTCATATGCAGGAGCACCAGAGATTAGTGCAGATGGCAGAGGCTCAGGCTGCTGAAGCTGAAGCTGAAGGATCTGAAGGTAAAGAGAAACCGCCTCAGGAGTAGTTAAATGTTTTTCTTCAAGTTTCAACAGTTCTTTTCACCCGATGATACCGGAGGGGGATCAGATGGGGACTTCTCTGCAGACATGGCCGTCCTCAACGAGCCATCTGGAGAATCTGCTCCTGCTCCTGAAAAAACTCGAACCTTCAACGAGGAGCCAACAACCGAAGACCTCGCCGAGGAGGAAGAAGATGGCGAAGATCAAACTGACGAAGGTGACGAGACCGACGAAGGCGAGGAGTCCGAAGAGACCGACGAGGCCGACGCGCCCGTCCAGGGTAAACCGACCCTAAAGGCGATAAAAGAGCAGTTCCCTGGTATCTTCAAGAAGTTTCCAGAGCTGAAGGCTGCTCTTTTCAGGGACCAGGAATTCTCGAAGTATCATGCGACGCCCGAAGATGCGGCGCAGGCTGCGGTCAAAGCTGATAACTACGACCGATTGGAATCCACGCTGGTTCAAGGGTCTCCTGACCTCCTGATGAGTGAGCTTGCGGAGAACAACCCGAAAGCTTTCAAGGAGGTTGCTCTCAATTGGCTCCCCAAACTTCGGGAAATCGACGAGAAGCTGTTCATTTCAGCGACCGAACCTGTCCTCGAAGAGCTTATCTTTCTCGCTTTCAAGCATGGAGAGAAAACAGGAGACAAGAACCTTGCGATGTCGGCGCGCCACCTCGCGAATTTCATATTTGCAAATGGTGGGGAGATTCCGGACATTTCGAAAAAGCAGCAGAAAGAACCCAATCCTGCCGAAATTCAGCTCCAGCAGGAGCGGCAGCAATGGGCTCAGACTCGATTTCAAGAGGCCGATGGGGAGATTTTCAACTACGTGACATCCTCGCTGGACCAGACCATTCGGCAGGGTTTGGACCCGGCTGGAACGATGCCCGAACGGATGAAAGCCTCCATTGTCCAGGACGTAATCAATGAAATGAACTCCCAGCTCGCCAAGGACCCCGTCCACGCTCGTAGGATGCAGGGTCTATGGAAACGGGCTGCTGGAGATGCCTATTCACGACAGAGCAAAGAGAGTATCGTAAACACCTACCTCTCGGGTGCGCGTCCGCTCTTGCGTGACCTCCGGAACCGAATCAGATCGGAGTATCTCGGCTCCTCTCCCACCAGAAAAGTGGGTAACGGAAAGGACGAGAAGCTCGCAGCTACTCCACAGAAAAAGAAGCCCTTCGAGGGATCTTCGAAGCGGGTTGACCAGCGGCGGGAAAGGGCGACGGTTCTCGATCCGAAGAAAATCGACTACGCCCACACTACCGACCTGGACATACTCTCGGGCAAGGTCACTCTGAAGAAATAGGAGATTTATGGCTCTAACAGAGACGCAGGTAGTTGCTGCTGAGCTGGAAACAGTCCAGAGCAAAGTGCCCGTCCTGTTCGACCGCGATTCGCTTTTCTATGGCAACATCGAGAAGCGGGACGTAGAGAAGGTTTCCAACCGGGATATGAGAGTCCCGATGGAAATCCGACCCGGTGGACGGTTCGGTTACTTCTCTCCGGATGGCGGCGACCTGGGACGCGGCGATGGTCAGTCGTTCGAGAAGGCTCTCGTCTCCACGGTCCACATGAAGCACGGTGTGGAGTGGCAGAAGCGGGCACAGTGGGCCACCGACGATACGAGGAAGTCGGTTGTCAACGCATTCCGTCAGTTGCTTGCGAAGGCGATGGCGGAGTTCCGGCGTCAGGTCGATTCCTCGCTCATGACCGGTGGAAATGGCGCGGTCGCCACGATCACCTCGGTTTCAACTGCGGGCGGCCAGGACACCTACACCTGCACGACGGATGGTTTCGGTGTGCGCCTCCTCCGATACGGGCAGTTCGTGTCGGTTTACGACGCAGCCTTTGCCGCAGCTCGTGTCATCGCTCCTTCAGCCGGTGCGGCTCTGGTCGGGACCGCAGCGCAGATCGACTTGGTGGATTATGCGGCCAAGACATTCCGCATCAAGGGAGCGGCGACCTCGCCCATCGCTGGTGATAGGATCGTTATCGAGGGGCTATCTGGGGCCAACCCAGTCGCTCTGCTTGGCGTTCCCTACCATCACAACAATGCGTCAACTGGGACTTGGCTCGGATTGGATCGAGCGCAGTTTCCAGAGATTCGAGCCTCACGAGTTGCAGCGGCTGGTCCGTTGGCACCTGCACACGCGAGGGTTGCTCTGAATCGCATCGGAGACCGCATCGGCCTCGACAACGGTGTCAAGGTTCAGGCGTGGATGCATCCCTGTCAGGTCCAGGCTTACGAGGAGCTGGGACAGGCAGTGCAGGTTGTCAACCGCAACGGCG